CACCGCTTTGAGCTGCGCTTTGCCGTCGAGTTCGCCGACAAAACGGCATGCCGGTATCTCGAAGAGTTCATCACCAACGTGGGCGAAGCCAAGTCAACGCTCGACGTCAGCTACACCAAGCAGGCGGCGCTCGCCGGAGACGAAGACGACGGCCAGCTGACGCTGGACGACGAACGTAAGCGTGCGACGGCCAAAGAGGCCGAGGCCGACTAGGTGCCAAAGCTCCAGCAGCCCTACCAGTGCGACTACTGCCCAACCACCAAGGGCGAAAGCAATCACTGGTGGATGCGAGAGAAAGGGGCCAAAGTCTTCATCTTGCGCCCCTGGAACGATTTCTTGGCGAAGACCGACGACTTCGAGTATATCTGCGGCGTCGAGTGTGCCCACAAGGCGCTGGCTAAGTACATGGCGGCCAACCCGTGACCGACTCCGAGAAAACCTTCCTGCCTGGCGGCCCGCTGCGTCCCGCGAAGCCAACAGAAGCCGACTTGCAGGCCTACGGCACGCAACTGCTCGAGCTGGACGGCTGGCGAGCCATCCGCACCGACCCTGTCAGTGACCGGTTTCGCGGTAAAGGCTTTGGCGAGAAGGGCATGGCCGACTGCCTGTACATCCGGTATCAGACCCAGTGGCGGCAGATTTCGGGGATGAACGTGGCCTTCAACGTTGTAGCTCGTGCTGAGGTTCTGTGGATCGAATGGAAGTGCGCAGGCGGCAAAGCGAAGCCGCATCAGCTCGCATGGATTGAAGACGAGCGAGCCCGCGGCGCACTGGTGTTGCTGGCCGGCGAAAGCTTCCAAGCCACGCCTGAGGCTTTCTTCGAGTACTACCGCTCCAGCGGCCTGATGCAGCGCGACATCCGATGAGACCAACCGACCCTTTTGCAGCCTTCGAGGCTTTCCCGTACCAGGTGCGCCTCGACGGTCGGCACATCGGCGGCAGCTACCGGCTGAGCTGGGAAGCGTCGCAGCTCGCCTACGCCCTAGGCTTCGAGGGCCGTGGCGTGTTGGTGCAAACGCCCAACTTTGAGCAATACTGCGCCGCGATGCAGCGCGCCGCCGAAATCAACAAGCGGCGCCTAGTTTTTCCACAGAAAGCAGCGCTGAAGCCGTTGGAACGAAAGCCAGTAGGTCGGGCTGTGGAAAAACCGCCTCAATTGGCCAGTAGAAGGCTGAGGAAAAACAGCGTCAAGGACTGATTTTGCACATGCTTCCGCAGAAAATCCTCGGAGTTTTCCACATTCACTTTTCCGCGCAAGCTATTGGGCGGTGAAGGCTTTGCCTAGTTTTCCGAATTTTCCACAGCATACACTAAGGCTATTCTCTTAACTTATTGGAGCAGGGGGAGCAGAAGAGTATTGCCCAGAACAGCCTCGCTCAGAATTGTTTGCACGCGCGTGTAACCTGGTGTACAATTGCCAACTTAGAGACAACGTGGCATGATTCAAAGCGAAGACGGCGCGATGGAGTTCCAGGACATCAAGCAGCTCATCACCAGCATTGTGGGTGAGATGCGGACGGCCCAGGCCGAGCTGATACGTGACGTGATGGGCCAGATGCTGCATGCCCACCAAGCACACGCGCAGGACATCATGAAGGCCCACCAGGGCGACCACGACTCGCTGGTCCGCCTGACGGTGCTCAACGAGCAAATGGCCCGGGATGTCAATGACATCAAGCTCGCCAACGCTCGCCAGGTGCAGGAGAATGAAAAGCGCATCCGCGAGCTGGAAGCCACACGCTGGAAGCTGGCCGGTTACCTGGGCGTGCTTGCGATCGTGACGCCCATCATCGCGAGCTTCCTGATCCATTGGCTGTTTCGCTGACTTGCACAGACGGTCGGCCTTGGCATAGACTGAACACACCACCACCATGCTAGACGACCCGCTGAGCATGACCGAATCTGACACCCAACCTGACAGCCTAAAAATTGCAGTCGCCGAAAGCGGAAAGTTGGACCGTCAAGCGCGCTTTCTGATGGCTTTCATGCGGCTGGGACGGATCAGCAGGGCGGCCGAGGAAGCCAAAATCTCTCGGGAGACGCATTACGAGTGGTTGCGTTCAGACCCTGTGTACCAGGAAGAGTTTCGCAAGGCCGATGAGATCGTGACCGGTCAGATGGAAGACGAGGCCTACCGGCGGGCGATCGAGGGCACGCCGAAGCCTATCACGGTCGCCGGCGTCCGCGTGGATGTCCAGGAGTACTCCGACACCCTGCTCATATTCCTGCTCAAAGCGCGCCGCCCGGCTAAGTACCGCGAGCACCATGTCATGGAGCACACCGGCAAGGACGGGGCAGCATTGATCCCCCAGGAAGTTTGGAACGCGCTGCTGCAGGTCGCTACGGATGGCAGCTCCGGCTCTTAGGTTCACACCTGCGCAGATTGAAGCTGGGCGCCGAGTGCGTGACCCTGTTGTCTTTCAGCAGGGTGTTCTGCGGCGCAAGCTGTGGCATCGCCAGCAGGAGATTGTCCGCGCCGCGGCCAGCGAGCGGTCACTGGCAGTCAAAGGCTGCCACGGCAGCGGCAAAACCTTCGGCATCGCCGGATCCGTCCTGCACCACCTGGCCATCTATCCGAGCGGCAAGGTGCTGACGATCGCGCCGACCTTGCGGCAGGTCAAACTCATGTGGGAAGAGATTGAGCTGGCCCGGCAGCACTCAGTCTTCGCCTTCCCCGGGTGCTCGACGACGGGTCTCCGCATGACCGAAGAGCGTTATGGCCTGGGCTTCAGCTCGAGCAAAGGCGTCAACGCCCAGGGCTTCCACGGCCAAGACGTACTGATTATCTGCGATGAGTCGCCCGGCATCTCGGCCGAGGTCTACGACGCTATCGAGGGCATCCGCGCCGGCGGCCGTGTGCGCATGCTGAAGCTTGGCAACCCGGTGGTGCCCAGCGGCCCGTTTTTTGACGACTTCACCAAGCACCGCGGGCACACGAAGACGTTTACCATCTCGGCCTTCGACACTCCCAACCTGCAAAACGCGCACACCGGCAAACCATTCACCATCGAAGAGCTGGAAGCTTTGCCGGCCGATGAGTTGGAATACGCGCCCATGCCCTACCTGGTGACGCGCTGGTGGGTGCTCGACAAGTGGCGCCGCTGGGGGCCGAACAATCCGCGCTACGTCAGCCGCGTGCTGGGCGAGTTCCCGAGCCAATCGGACTATTCCGTTTTCAGCCTGGAGTGGATTGAACGCGCCCGGCGCGAGCCGGGCACCCGCGAGTTGCAACGTGCGGGCGACATGCATGCCATCATCCAGGTCGGCATCGACGTGGCTGGTCCTGGCGACGACGAAACGGCCGCCTGTGCGCGCGTCAACGGCATGATTATCGACCGCGCAGCCTGGGCCGACAAGGACCCGCGCGGCGCTGTCGCCAAGTGGCTGTACAACCTGAGGCAGAAGCAACCCTGGCAGCTGGGCACGGTAGTAGTCGACATCGTAGGCATCGGCTACAACTTCGCGCTGCACCTGGCCGACCTCAAGTTCCCCGTGGTCGGCTTCAATGGCGGCCTCGCGCCCATGGACCCTGAGCAGTTCACCAACGCCAAGGCCGAGGCCTACTTCCGGCTGCGCGAGATGTATAAGGCGGATTACATCAGCCACCTGGAGGGAACAGTCGACGAGGAAACCGAAGCTCAGTTGTCCGCCGTGCTGTACCGTGAGACCAGCCGCGGGCTGATCCAGGTCGAGCCGAAAGAGGAAGCGCGCAAGCGCGGGCTGATGTCGCCGGATCGCGCCGAGGCTGAGGTCATGGCGTTCTGTGCGGTAGTGCCACGCGAGCAAACCATCACCATCGGCCAACCCGTGCAAATATCCCCCGTCTGACGGTACAGCGTAGTATTCGTAGTACTTGCGCAAGTGCGCAGGCCTGTCGTAGAATCACTCAGCACCATGAGCACTGAGAAAAACACGCTGACTATCACCAAGGCGTCTCTGAACGCCGACGGCTACTACACAGGGACAGAGTTCGCCGCACTTTTTGAGGGCAACGTCGAAATAGAGGCCGGCCTCGGCACTGTGAAGTTCAGGACCTCGCTCTCGGCGACCGGCTACATCTACGCGAAAGCGGGCACGGGCATCGAAGCGGGCGGGGGCATCGAAGCGGGCTGGGACATCCGGGCGGGCGGGGACATCC